GATGCTGGCGGAGCAGGAGACCCTGAGGAGGAAATTCGAAGCCCGCCGCAAGATGGTAAAGGCCTCCACTGCGATGGATTGGTTTGCTGCTAATCCAGAAGTTCAACAGGCCATTCCAGACTTCTTCGTAACCCCGCCTTCCAGTCCACCTGTGCAGTTCTCACTCGGATTCGAACTACCTCAGTCCATGAAGGACAGTATCCAGGAGAGGTTGACGGAGTCCTTCGAGCAGCCGTACTGGGAGAAGGTCAATCAAACCACTCTGGGTGATATCGAATCGATCCTGAGAGAGGGGCTGGCCGATGGAAAGTCTATTCGGCAGATGGCCAAGGAGATTGTACCTAATCTGGTGGAGGAGGGGAAGTACGCCGAGGCCCGGGCGAAGAATATCGCTCGCACAGAAAGCGGGAACGCCCTTAATGGAGCGAGGGCTGATGTTCAAGACAAGGTGATTGCCGACACAGGGCAGGCTGCCTACGTGAAGAAGGTGTGGTGGTCGGTATTGGGTAACACGACACGAGATACTCATGCTGAGCTGTCGGGTGTGCCCTGCGACAAAGAAGGACTGTGGACTCTGGCGGGTATCCGGATCAGGTGGCCCGGAGATGTGAGGCTGCCTCCCAATGAACGTTGCGGGTGCCAGTGTAGCACAGAAGTACAGTTCGGGCTATCCGATGCAGAGGCTGAAGAACTGATTGCTGAGTACGAGCTTCGTATTCTGAAAATGAATGAGCAGAAGTCTATCAAGTCGTTTTGTCCTACGGGTCCCGGAGGCGGGGTGGATCCAACATGTAGTCCAGGAGGTACAGGCGACTCAGCGTCAGGTCAGGTGCCTCCGCCTCAGGGCAAGAAAAATAAGGCGGGACAATTCATCCCGGGTACAGTAGGTAAATCTGCCGGGGTCAATACCTCTGATTGGGGCATCGACAAGACCGGTTCGCAGTGGGGGATGAAGAAGATACAGAAGATGGAGGAGTGGGCAGCGAGCGGGCAGTGGGACCTGCTCCACACCAATTTCTATACCACCCCGGCTGAACACCCCGACAAATACAAGAAAGCCGTTCTCCAAGCCCAGACCAACCTGCTCAAACTCCAACCGAAGTCTTCCCAATCTCCAAAAGAGGAAACTTCACCTAAGAAGAAGCCTGAGGCAGCAGTTAAACCGGCTAAGACGCCCCCTCAGAAGTACTCAGAAGTACCGAAGGTGGCCAAGTCGAAGCCCAAGGTGAAGATTAACCCAAAGGATTTCCCACCTGCTCCTGAATTTCTGGATACGGGTTCTGCGAAGGGCAACATCGCGGTTGTCGCCCAAGCCAAGGCCCTGGCTGAAAAGGGTGACCTGGAAGGGCTGAAGGCTCTGAAGCTGACTGCCTCTCCCAAGGTACATAACTACCACTCTGCTCTGGTGCATGAGCTGTCCCATCAGCTCCATCCGCCTCCTGCTCCTCAGAAGTTGAAGCAGACGGTTGCTGAGCTGAGTAAAGAGATTCCAGCTCTTCCTACCAGTGCGATAAAGAAGGTGGGATACTGGAATGTGACTGCTGACTTGGGAGGGGTACCTCAGCAGGCAGTGAAGGGCAGTCTGTACACCAGCCAGCAGGCACAATGGCTCCACCAGAAGGGCGCTTCGAGTTACACCAAACTGGATGAACCGTTGCGGAAGGCCGTCAAAGAGTACACCGGGTCTAAATTCATGCAGATGAATTTAGCCCTGCGAAATCAGAAATCTAGTGCAGGGGCCAATCGAGCAGCAGAAGGTGTAATGAAAGCGTCGGTACCACTGCCGGAGGGGGCATTGCTAGTTCGTAGGTATGGTAATCCAGCAGACGCCAAAGAACTATACAAATCCCTTTCAGTGGGGGCAGTTGTGTCGGATCGTGCCATGTTGAGTACGTCACTGGCTCCACATGCCTGGGGCGGCCGAGTAGAGATGCACATGACGGTAGGTGCTGGAGTTCGAGGTTTGCCGGCTGCTAAATTTTCCAAATATGGGTCAGAGTCAGAAGTCATTCTCCCACCAAACCAAAGAATGGTAATTACCGCAGTGAAGAAGAAACCAACACCTAAAGGTGGATCGAGCTATCATTCATTAATTGAGATTCACGTAACCATTCTACCGACCCTTGATACCCAGTGCTGCCCTCCGTAAGAATCAAAACCCCTCGTCGTATAATGTAGAGGAGGAGCAGATATGAGCACCGAAACAACCAGAGACGTAAGCAAAGACAATCCACTGAAGCGAGTGGCTTCTGACCTCAAATCAGAGGCCTACCTGGGGGATCTGTCGGCTGTGCTGGCTCTGATACAGTTCAACTTTCAGTCATTCCTGGAGGGGATCGAAAAGCCTGGAAGTGACTGGGAATCAGCCTCTCGGAGAACTGGTCTGGAGCTGGCAAAGATTTTCCTGGGAAAGGACTCTCGGTTTAAGTCTGTACCCCGGTGGAATGAACCTGGAGTGATTGATGAGTTCCTGGCCAAGTGGCAAGGTTTGTCGGAAACTGATCCTACTGTGCGTTTGGTTCACTCCTGGATGCAATTTCTGAGGGAGCAGGCTGAAGTGATGGTGCACCTGGCTGCTGGTCATGTGACCGACGAGCAAGCGAAGCCGGAAGTGGCAGCAATCACACAACGGTACTGCTATCTGCTGATCGGTGTTGATCCCCCAACTCAAGCTGTACTCGGAGTGTCTAGTGTCTAGTGTCGTGCATATTGATACTCTGCAGCCCAGTGATGCAGATATGATCTCACTGGTTGCGGCTATTCACCCCAGGTTCCTGGATTTGTGTGATTTGTACCTTCGAGTGCGGCATACCCTTCTCATCCCTCCGCTGGCCATCCAGCCGGCCATGCTGGCTTGGCGAGCAGCCTTCAATCGATACCAGAGTGGTGACTACCGACACTCTGAATCGGAGAAGAAGGGCACCTGGGACTTCGCCCAGTGGACAGTTGATCTGAGAATGGAACTCACCAACCAGCCTAAGAAGACAGTGGAATTTCGATGACCAGCCACCGTCCGCAGTTGAGTGATTTACAGGCCACCCGTATCCAGTACCAACCCGGTGACAGGTTGCTGGCTCGAGTGGGGTTCAGTCCAACAGCCGTGCAGGTGCAGCGGCTGTTGGCTGCGGTCAAGCGGTACACCCGGGAAGATGTCAATACCCTGATCATCAACTGTCGACGAGATACCCTGATTCGGATCAAGGCAGACAAGACGGAAGATGTACTGGCTTCCAGAAAGCACCTGGACATACCAGTCGCACCTGGAGCTGTCCGTCTGCAGTGCTCGGTTATCCAGTTCCAGCCGAATGATGTCCTGGAGTTTCAGACTCCAGTCGATCTCACAGACCCGGACAGGAAGGACCTGCTTCGTTTCCTTCAGTCCTGGGCCGGACCTGATGTAGAGGTTCGAGTGTTTGATAATCTGCCCACTGCTTGAGGCAGGTTACGTCGCCTAAATTTGCTCTTGCAGGGATATCGAGCACCGCTAAATTCACGCCCGTTGAGTTTAGCAGTCCTATCAGCTCTGCAAGGCATTGAGCGATGAAGAATGTGACGTTCTATCTGGGCCCTGCAATCGGCTTGGCAACCCGAACTCTGGTGGTTCGGAGAATGATGAAGGCCGGGGACGATTCCACTCCGGCGGCCGCCCACAATGCCGATGCGGGTGGGTCTGCTACTAACGTGACGGTGGCTCTGGATGACGGCCAGATCTGGCAGGCGACTCTCACAGACGTGAAGTCAACCGGAGAGGAACTGCCGCCTCAGGTGATCCAGTTCAACACCGGCACCCTCCAGCATCTCGGGCCGCGGGCCTCTTCGCCGAGTGGATCGGAATTCCGTATCTACACGATGGAAGACCTGTCCAGCTCCAGCAGCAGCTCCTCGCAGTCTAGCTCCTCCAGTTCCTCCAGCTCTTCGGTTTCGAGTCAATCGAGTTCGAGTGTGAGCAGCCAGAGCAGCAGCTCCAGCAGCGACTCCTCCTCGAGCAGTTCTGATAGTAGTTCGTCTTCTGTCTCATCCTCCTCGAGCAGCTCGGACAGCAGCAGCAGCTCCTCCAGTTCCAGTGTCTCGTCGAGCAGCAGCAGCCAGAGTATTTGATGAACCAGGCTATCCGATCCTGGGCCAAATCATAGCGGAAGATAGAAAGGGCCGAGATGGCCGATCGCAAATCACCTCAGACCGAGCCTGTGCTGGATAACACCGCCGGCGAAGAGCCGGATCGTATCCTGCGGAGTCTGCCGCAGCCCGAGTTCTTCAACGTCATCCGCTGGATCAAGACGCACAGCGTCGAAGAGGTCGGCACCCTCCGCAACGTGACATTTCATGCCTTGGGTCGACTGGGCGCCAAACGTGATCTGAACGAGGCGTTTGGCCGCATTCCTCGGGGTAGTGATCAGAGCGAAGTGCAGTCTATCATCCGCTGGGTGGAAGGCATCCAGCCCGGTGATACAGAATCCATCGAACAGCTCGTCGTCATCGATGCGACCTGCGTTCTCAGGAGNCNCTGACATCCATGCCGCANATNGGGTATGAACAGATCTCGGTACCAGGTCCCGCTGTGATAGTGGCCAGTGCCGTGCTGACTATTCCGGGCAATGCCACTTCCGCATGGGTGCAGGCCAATGGAGCCGGAGATATCAACTACACTCTGGATGGAAGTTCAAATCCTGGGGCTTCTCGCGGGCTGGTACTTCGCAACACAGCCGACCCGCTGGAGATTCTGATTCAGGATCTGAAGAACATGCGATTCTGCTCTTCCGGCCCTGCCACTAATCTCAATGTGTCTTACGTCTGCGGCCGTGATATCTAGTAACCAACCACTCACCTGAGTGGTAGAGGCATAATCGGAAATCAACCATGCCGAGAACGGTCAACGACGATCTGCTTGAAGCTGTCTACCAGCGGCAAGAAGATGGCGGTAGCCAGAATGAGTTCAACTACGGGATCATCACTGCCGATAGGTACGTGAAGAACGTCCGTGATTGTGTGGGTAGCGACCACTGCTACAAGATGATCCCGACCGGAGACAAGGCTCGGTCCTTCCAGGACATCCTGACCAAGGCTTCTCGTACCCTGACCCACAACCAGCCGGATATGCTGGTGGAGGACATCTACGCCGAGTGGAAGAGCCTGGACCTGAAGGATGAGGGAGGAGAGAATCTGATCCTCCCCAAGAATACCCTAATGGTAATCCGCCATGTGCTTACCACACCCCGCAAAGATCGGGACGGTGATACACTGCGGACGCAGGGGGCTCTGGTAGACCCTGGTATGCTGCTGCTGTGGCAGCATGTACACACACTGCCGGTGGGTAAGGCTCTGGGTATTGCTGAGCACAATTCCAAGCGGCTGGTACTGTACTCTGCGGTGGTGGATGTCAACGACCTGAGCCACGACACCGCAGTGATGATTGAGAACAAGATGGGTCGTTTCTCCCATGGGTTTAAGGCCCTGGAGTTCGACAAGATCAAGGCTGAAGGAAAACAGCCCGGTGGATTTGATGTAAAGCGGTTCGAGATCATGGAAGAGTCCGTGGTGTCTGTGCCGGCCAACATCGATGCGGAGGTAGAAGATGTGATCCTGTCTCTGGTGGATGGAGGCAAGATGACGTCCGTGATGATGAAGGCCATCGGGCAAGAGATTCGAGACAAGCGGCCCACCCGAGTGGCCGGCTTCCAGGGAACCAGATATGAATCAGAAACCAGCGACGAACCTGCCGGATCGAAGGGAACCGGAAAGACCGGGTGCTCCTGTGGAGGAACCTGCGGTCGATGTGGAAAGCCCGAATCAGAAAAAACCGATGACGGCAAAGCCAAACCCGGATCGACAGACTCCGAATCCAAGGAAATGACGTGCCCCGAGTGCGGGGACAAGATGGTGGACGGAGTCTGTAAGGGCTGCGGTTATCGGCACAAGAAAGATGACAAGGGTACTGCTCCGGATGGAGTGAAGTCCTTCATCGCATCCAAGGGCTACTACGGCGGGATGCTGCCAGGGTCCTTTGAGTGGGTGCAGGACAAGCTCCGCGAGCAGGCCAAGCGATACCTGGTGGCTCAGGGTAAGAGCCTGACGGACATGCAGTATGTCTGGCTGGTCGGTACGATGGCCGACAAGGCCGTGGTGTGTGTGTCCGGTAACGGGAGTGAGGAGGACTACTACCAGCTCTCGTGGAAAGAAGACAATGGACAACCGGTGTTTACTGGTGAGCCCAAAGCAGTTCAGATTCAGGTGGAAGCATCTATCCGAGAGAAGATGTCTCGGTTCCACACGAAACACTATGACGGTGGCAGAGGTGAAGGAGAGAAGGCGGGTCGAGTGCTGAGTAAGTCGAACTACGACAAACTGTCGGAGGTTCGGGGCGATATGGATGAACTCCATGAACACTGCTCTACTCGATCAGGTAAGGCTCTCTGTTCAAAGGCTGCTGGTACCCTGGATGACGTACTCAAATCAGGGATGCGTGAGGAGGAGATGGAAGACAAAGGCACCGGCATCAGTACCGCAAAGGATGCGGCTGCTGCATTCCTGCTGACTTCCACTCCGGCTGATCGCCGTCAATTGAAGACAACTCTGGATGCACTGGTAAAGGCAGACAGCCGAGATTCGGTGAAGGCCAAGATTCAGCGTCTTCGGAGGTAGGAAACATCTGAGGTTGATGCAGCGGCGGTCGTTTGCACACCTGATGTAACGGCGGACAGAGAAAGGCTCGTACCATGAAGCTCTCCGCTCGCGTTAAGAAGTGGCTCGTCGAGAATGCCGGCGTCAAAGCGACGGCATCGGATGACGAGTTCCGCAAAGCCGCCGCTGAGGCACTGGCGGACGGCACTCTGGAGGTNGGCACCTATCAGGGTCTCATCAAGAGTGCAGAAGACGATGAAGCCGACGGCTTCATGGCCGTGCAGAAGGCCATTCTGGATGGCCTGNCCGATCTCAAATCCCTCCTCTCCGATCCGAAGGGCACCAAGTCCGACGATGAGGATGAGGACGAAGAAGACGAGATCGACGACGAAGATGAAGACACGGTCGCTGGTGACGGCAAATCGGCCAAGACTCGGAGCACCAAGGGCGGCACTCCCAAGGGTCGCAGGGGCGCTCCGACCGAACGCAAGTCCACCTCGTATCTGGAGAAGGCCTTTATGGCCAACGCCAGTTACGATGATGAGGACGATGGAGAAGAGAAGACCTTCTCCGTTCGGGTCAAGGCCGCGGCTGAGCAGTATTCCACCACCAAGTCGGCGATGGTCTATCCCTCGACGACGGAGAAGGGACGCCCGCACCCGATGTCCGGGCAGCCGGTGATGGACTACAACGAAGGTCAGGCTCGCCAGGTCCACACTGCGTCCGATCTGGACAAGGCCGTGGCTGGTGCGTGGAGTCAGTTCCACATCCAGAGCCAGATCCTCAAGAGTCGGTCGCTCGCCTTCGGTATGCTGCCGCAGCACAGCAAAGAGCTGCTCTGCCATGCAATGAAGGAGATGGACTGGGGTGGAGCTTCGGATGGCGGCGACTTGGCCGACATCAAGGGCCGCCGCCTGACTCCATCGGAGCAGAAGGCCCTGATTGACGACTCGACTTCAGGGGGTCTGGAAGCGGCTCCGATCGTGTTTGACGATCAGGTCATCCAGACGCCGCTGTTGAACGGCGAACTGTATCCGCTGGTCAACACGATTCCGCTGGATCGTGGACGCCGGATTGAGGGTGTGCAGACAGGGACGGTGACGTCGAGCTGGGGTGGTGTGGACAACACCGACATCGGCCTGTTCAACACCGCCTCCTACGTGTCGGCTTTCGACACGACCGTGTTCCGCTGGGAAGGTGCCATTCATATCGGCCTGGACTTCCTGTCCGATACGCCGATTGATTTTGGTGCTCATACCACCGCTCAGTACGGTGAGCGTCTGCTGGAAGACCTGGACGACGTCATTGCCGTCGGCAACGGGACGACCCAGCCGGAAGGCGTGATGACGAAGTCGGGCACGACCAGTGTCAACTTCGGTGCTGCGACTTCCATCGGCAATTACGAGTCCCTGCGATTCGGCGTCGCCAAGAAGGAGCACAAGCCCAACCTGATCCGCACCGCAGTCTTCTGCGGCACGGAGACGAGCTACCAGAGGATGAAGGCCATTCCGGTCGGCGCCTCGGACGCTCGCCGCTTGTTCGGTCAGGGTGGGATGGGTACTGGTGGGTATGACGATTACTCGATGATGAATCGGAAGTACGCCATCAACGAGTCGATGACCAATGCCCAGATCTTCTACGCGATCCTGGGTCGGTATCGCATGTACCGTCGGCGTGGTCTGACCATGCGGACTTCGACGGAAGGTGATACCCTGATCCGCAAGAACGCCATGCTGATGGTGGCTACCGCTCGTTATGGTGGTCAGCTTGAGCGTGGTGCAGTGGCAGCGAAGACCTCGACTGCTCCTGCCTAATCGACAGCCCGGTGGCGTTTCTGTCGACGCCATCAAAGCCGCCTGGTTGCCGGTTTTGGTTCTTTGGCCGGCAACCAGGTTCTTAAAAGAACCTTCAAAGAACCTGACAGGAGTATTTGATGTCCGTGGAAGCCCCCGCAGCAACTATCCCTATTTTCGGAATGGAAGCTGACCACCCGACCAATTCAGATCTCGTTATCCAGGCCGTACCCGGCTGCCGCCTGCGGTCTCGTATCGACCCCAACCGTCCCCACATCGACCACCGCACAGGCGACGCTGCCGTACCGCGTGACCGGGCGATTGGTATGGCTGGCCTACCTGTGATCCCCGGCATGCAGATCACCGTTGACACCGCCAAATGTACGGTGGAGGTGACTGACCCCCTGCACGGCAATGATCAGCTCTGTGAGAAGATCAATCGGTGGCTGAACAACACTACCGGTTCCAGCACCCACAAGGTACGTGGGGTACCCCCACACGTCCAAACTCTGGACGAGCATCGGATCAAGACACTCGTCCGTGAGATCTACAACATCGTCGAATCAGGCGAAGGTCGCATCAATCGGGGTATCATGCCCGATCAAGCAGACATCGATACCCTGCCGGGTCGATACCTTCTCAATCCCGGATCTCAGGTGCAGAACACCCAGCCTCGGTTCGAGGATGAGTGGGATACCTGGGTGGGGGTGATGAGTCGAGCAGGAGGTTGAGGTGACAGCCAAACAGCCCTCCGCCGCAGTGCTGGCCGCTCGGGCTCGCAGGGCGGCCAGGGCTGAGCAGGTTGCCGCCAATTTGCAGTGGTACACTGATAACGTGGTCAGCCAGGTAGAGATGACCCTCAGGCAGAGGGTGGCACTGGCAGCCGAATTTCTTCGATCCAAGATCGTGACTAACATCAGCCGTCCGGTAACCAAACTGCCGGGCGGCAAGGCTACTGATAGATCAAA